TGACCACCCGAACGTCGCTGGTGGCACTTTCAGCAACCGTATTGCAGCCGATGCCGACCTGTCGGAAGCTGCTCTGGAACAAGCTGTTATTGATATTGCAGGTTTCCGCGATGATCGTGGTCTCCTGATTGCTGCCAAGCCTGAAAAGCTTGTCATCCCTTATCAGCTTCAGTTTGAAGCCAAGCGTGTTCTAGGTGCTAATGGCCGCGTTGGTACTGATCTAAATGATCCGAACGTCCTTAAGGATATGGGTATCTTTAGTAATGTTGTTACCAACCACTATCTGACTGATCCAGATGCATGGTACATTCTGACTTCCGTTAAGGATGGTCTGAAGTATTTCGAGCGTCGTGGTGACCAGTTCGAGATGGATAATGACTTTGATACCGAGAACGCTAAGTTCAAGGCCACTGCTCGTTACTCCTTCGGTTGGAGCGATCCACGCGCAATCTACGGTTCACCCGGCGTTTAATAAGGAGGGGTAGTATATGGCACTTCGTCCTAATCAGGTAGTTACTTCTACTACCCCACCAGCCCTTGATATTCTCAACAAAGTCGTACAGGTTACCCGTTCGGATACAACTGCATTTGATGCTTTCTGGCTTCCGAAGGGTTCTGTATTCGCTGGTGCCTATGTGATGGGTCCTGCCGTTTCTAATGCTGCTACCACAGCCATTATTGACGTTGGTACTAATCCGGGTACTGCCGACGAACTAGTTGATAGTTTCGATGTCAAGACCAATGGTAAAGGTTACTTTGCTGTTGGTGCTGCTGGTGGTACATCAAACGGTACGCAACTTACCGCTGATACCCTGTTCAAAGCACGGTATGCTGAAACTGGTGCGGCCTCCTCTTCAGGTGGTCCGTGGCTGGTTAAAGTAGAATACTACTTCCCACAATCTGGGTATAGTTTCTAAGTAGTAACCCAAGTGGGGAGGCAGTTCTTCGGAGTTGTCTCCCCATTTTCATTTAAAGGAATTAATATGCGCCCTACAATAGTATCACGATCAGCCGCAGGAACGTCCGCATGGATTCCACTAGACTACAAACAAAGCCCATTTAACGTTGGCCTTGGTCTTGTTATCTCTGGAACTCTCACTGCTGATATTGAACATACATTTGATGACGTTTTTGATAGTTCAGTAACTCCTACTGCTTTCAAACATTCAACCTTGGTCAGCAAGACCGCCTCTGCCGATGGGAACTACGCTTTTCCTATTCGTGCAGTCCGAATTAATAACACTGCTTACACTTCAGGCAGTGCTACCCTAACAATCCTGCAAGGACAACGATAATGAACTTCCAAGACCTAACTGAGTTCATGGACTTAGTAAAAAATCCCACTAAGTACGACAAGTATCTGAATGAACTCAAGGATGCACGGGATCAGTTAACTACTGCTGCAGAGCTTGTAGGAAAGGCATCTGATATTGAGAAGCTACAGAAGAAGGCCGTTAAGGCTGTTGAAGTAGCTGAAGCAAAGGCTGCTGAAATCGAAGCTACTGCTACTCGTGATAGCCAGCAACGTCAGGCTGCTTACGATACTCTATTTGAAGAACATCGTAAAGTAGTTGAACTTTTTAATGCTGAGAAACAGATCGCAGAAAACAAGCAGGCTGTCGTAGCCGAACTAGAAAAGTCACTCAACGAACGTGAGCGTGCTTTACGTAAAAACCTACAGGCATATGAACTAGCTGCTGCTGACCTTACAGCTAAAACACAGGAAGTGGAAGACAAGCTAGCTAAACTTCGCGCTGCTATGGTGTGATATGACTGTTAGTATAGCTAATGGTGTAGTAGCGGTTGCTCCTAAACAGATCATTGCTGGTACTAACGTCACTACCATTGAAACAGATACTACCGTCACCATCAATGCATCCGGTGGTGGCGGTGGGGGTGGTAGTATTGCCACAGGTACAACTACCTTGGATTTTGGTGCTACACCCGGAACAAACAATCTTGAGGTTGTTATCACAGGGCAGACCACAATTACTGGCACTAGTAAATGTAAAGCTTATTTAGTTGCTACAGCTACTGCTGAACACAATATAACAGAACACACAATAGTTCCAATTAATATTACATGCGGTAATATTGTTGCTGGAACTGGTTTCACTATCTATGCCTCAACTGACTTGAGACTGACAGGAACCTTTAATATTAATTGGGAGTGGATATAATGGCAGGATTTAGAATTGAAGGTAATACGTCTGGTAATGTTGCTGAAGTAACTGCAGACAATGAGATTAAAGTAAAACTATCTCCAACAGATGGTGGTGCCGTTCGTCTCTTCTGTGAGAATGATACAGGAGAAAAAACAGGGACTGCTTATCTAAAGTCCCCTGAAGTATCACAGGATTTCCGCTTGCGTGTTGGTGTAGATACAATGTTATTTACTGATACATTTAATGCTACAGCACAGAACCCGTCCAATTGGAAGCATTCGTTCACAACAATGACGATGACGCAATCGGCAGGTTTTTTGAACGTTAATGCTGCAGGTACTTCAACAGTTTCTGGTAACTATGCTTATCTACAAAGTTGGCGTTACTTCCCACTGTTTGGTACTGCCCCACTCGCTGTCGAATTTACTGGTCAGTTTACTGCTTACCCAACGGCTAACGAGATTTTCCTAATAGGTCTTGGTGTGGCTACTGGTGCTGCTGAGCCTGTTGATGGTATCTGGTTTGAACTTACCTCCGCTGGTCTTTTTGGTGTGCAACGCTATAATAGTGGTGTAGCTAATAAACTCGAATTAATTTCTGGTGCCACTCTTGCTGCTACCCTATCCCTTAACACTAACTCTAAGTATGTAGCTGTTGTTGGTGAGCGTGAAATTGAGTGGTGGATTGATGATGTGTTGTATGGTGAATCACCAATTCCTAGCGCCAATGGTCAACCATTCCTAACCTCTGCTCTGCCCGTATTTATTCAGAAGTACAACTCAGCCCTAGTTGGTTCTACACCAAACTTGATTTTTAAGCTGGGTGATGTGTCTGTCTCCCTAATGGATATGGCAACTAACCAAACATGGGCCAACCAAATGGCCTCTTGTGGTTTAGGTATGCAGCAATTGAATGGTGGTTCTGCTGGTTCCCCACAAGTGCAATGGGCTAATACTGCCCTACCAACCGCTGCTGCTGCAACTAACACTACTGCTGCTCTAGGTGCCTTCCTTGGTGGCCTGTTCTTGATGAACGCCCCGGCTACCTCTGCAACTGACCTAATTGTAGCTAGTTATCTTAATCCTCTTGGTGGTGTAAACCAAACCCCACGTACTCTTAAGCTACGGGGTATTAAGGTTGATTGCGTGAACTCTGTTGTTGCTGTTGCTACAACGGCCTCTGTTTTTGCTGTGGCTGTTGCTTGGGGTTCCTCAGCATTAACCCTAGCACAGGCTGAAACTGCCAGCTTTGCTAATAACACTGTGAAGGCTCGCCGGATTCAACCAGTCGGTGTGATCTCTTTCCCTGTTGGTGCTGCTGTTGGTGCACAGGCAAGTGGTATCCAGTTTGACTTTGAGGCACCACTGATTATCAACCCGGGTGAATATATCCAAGTAATTGTCAAGCCTTTGCTTGGTACAGCTACTGCAACAGAAGTCTTCCAATGGGTTATTAGTCCGAACTTATACCACGAGTAATTATGAGAAATTATTACATCTCTGGGCAATGGAACGTTTATGAAGATATGTTCTGCTTGTAAAAAAGAAAATTTAAGTAAGAGGAATTTATATGGGTGGTAAAAATTATTATGTATCCGGTTCTAATAATATTACCTGTGATGTATGCTCGAAGAAGATAAAGGCTGAAGATGCTAAACAGCGTTGGGACGGATTCATAGTCTGTCCTGATGACTACGAGCAACGCCAAGCGCAGGACTTTGTGAGGGCACGGCAGGATAAAATCTCTGTGCCTTTCACAAGACCTATTCCACCTTATGTTTTTACTAATGTAGTTTATGTATGTACACCAGAAGGGTCATCAGCTTATGCTGGTAGGGCTGTTGCTGGTTGCTCAATCACTGGAAGGACTTCTATATGAGTGATACAACTTTCGTTGATAACTCTACAGTTATTGTTGCATCATGGTTAAATGATGTTAATGATACAGTTTACGGTGCCCTTGATGGTGCACAAACCCCTGCTACAGCTAGAACAGCCCTAGGCTTAGAAATCGGCACTACTGCTAATAAAATTGTACAGTTGGATGGGTCTGCTAGATTGCCAGCAGTAGATGGCTCACAGCTTACTGGTGTGGTGGCTACAAGTGTTGATGTCACCACTGCTACAGGTATTCTACCTATTGCTGCTGGTGGAACAGGTGAAGCTACAGCAGGTGCAGCTCGTGTTGCTCTTGGTTTAGACATTGGTACTAATGTTCAAGCATATGATGCAGACCTAACCACACTAGCTGCAGGTGGTACATCCGCCCGTTCTTTCCTTGGTCTGGCTATTGGTACTGACGTACAGGCATATGATACTAATACTGCTAAGTTGAATGTGGACCAAGCATGGACAGGCGCACAACGCGGAACGATCACTACCGACAACGATGGAAGCTTCGATCAGGCTGCGAGCAACAACTTCAAATGCACTCCGACTGGTGCTGCTGCTCTAACCTTCACCAACCACACAGCGGGGCAGAGTGGTCTGGTTCTGTTCATCAATGGAAGCAACTACGCCATTACTGCTGCGGCTACGACCTACATCGCCGCTACCGACCTTACAAAACTGAGTGCAACCGGCACCTACCTCATCGCGTATCTGGATGATGGCACGAACGCCTACTGCACAGTAACCGCAGCCCTTACCTCGGCAGGTGCGTGATGAGTGTTCTACCTATAGGTTTTGGTAGTTCTGGAGGCGTAGATACCGGCGACATCGGGCATTCGCTACGGTTTCGTCGGAGTGCAAATCCGTATCTATCGCGCACTTTTGGAACTCCAACTGCAAATACGTCGTGGGCGCTGTCGTTCTTTTCAAAGCAGACGCCAGTTGGAGGTATTCAGGCGTTGCTTTCGTCTGGGTACTCGACAGTTGGGTTTAACGCGTCTGAACAACTCACTTTGTGGGATAGTGGCGGTGGGCAAGTTGCCAACTCTACAGCTCTGCTTCGTGATCCTACCGGACAGATACACTGGTTTATCCGCAGCAACGGTACGAACATCAAAGGCTATCGTAACGGTCTTGAAATTTTATCCTATACAGGAACATTGCCTGGTTTAAACTCGGCGGCAGT